GCAATCAATGCTATAAGTAATCCTGATGAGTTCGATATTAATTTATTGGCTATCCCAGGTGTACTTCATAGTAAAGGTGGTTCAATTGTACATAGTGCAGTAACCAACCACGCAATTTCAAAAATTGAAGCTCGTGGTGATGCTTTCTATGTATTAGATGGATTTGCATGGAGTGATTCAATTGATAACGCAACAAACGGTATAAGTGCATTAGATACTAATTACGCAGGGACTTATTTTCCTTGGGTTAAAGTAGTTGATTCTGAAACACAATTACCTGTTTGGGTGCCACCTTCAGTTGTTCTACCAGGTGTAATCTCTTTTACAGATAAGATAGCACACGAATGGTTTGCACCAGCTGGTCTAAATCGTGGTGGTTTAACTTCAGTATTAGAAGCTAAAACACGATTAACTCACGCTGAGAGAGATAAACTGTATGAAAATAGAGTTAATCCAATTGCAACATTCCCAGGTCAAGGTGTAACGGTATTTGGACAGAAGACACTTCAGTCTAAACCTTCAGCACTTGATAGGATTAATGTTCGTAGATTGTTGATTGCATTGAAGAAATTCATCGCATCATCCTCAAGATATTTAGTTTTCGAACAGAACACAACAGCAACAAGGAATCGTTTCTTGAATATTGTTAATCCATACCTTGAAAGTGTACAGGCCAATAGTGGTTTGAACGCATTTAGAGTAGTGATGGACGATAGCAATAACACACCTGATGTTGTTGATAGAAACCGTCTTGTAGGACAGATATTTATCCAACCTACGAGAACAGCGGAATTTATTGTTCTTGACTTCGTGGTATTACCCACAGGAGCATCGTTCCCAGACTAATTCGAAAAATCGAGATAAGAAACCCTGCAAATTGTGGGGTTTTTTATTGCCTAATAAAACTTCTAAAAAACTTCTATGAATTGACATATTTAGAAATTCATTTTTTTTAAATTGTTTGATATTTATACTTGAAGTACAAAATGTACAGAATTTAACAATAGGAGAATTGGAAATGCCAGAGTTAATTGATCCTTCAGAAATAATGTTCACGCCGTTTGAACCAAAAACTAAAAACCGGTATGTCATGTATATTGAAGGTCTACCCGCATATTTAATAAAAACTGCAGCAAGACCCCAAATAACATTTGAAGAAATAGTATTAGACCATATTAATGTAAAGAGATACATTAAAGGTAAAGGTGAGTGGCAACCATTAGCACTTACATTATATGATCCTATTGTACCATCCGCCGCACAAGCATGTATGGAATGGGTGAGATTATCCCACGAATCAGTAACAGGTAGAGATGGATACGCAGATTTTTATAAGAAAGATATTACATTTAATTTATTGGGTCCAGTAGGAGATATTGTTGAAGAATGGACATTAAAAGGTGCGTGGGCACAAGATGTTAACTTCAATGATGTAGATTTTGCAAATGGAACAGATCCAGTAGATATTGAATTAACATTGCGGTACGACTACGCAATCTTACAATTCTAATTAAAACGGAGAATAAAAATGAGTGAATGGATAGCAGCAAATTGGGAATATGTTTTGGTTGGTATTTACGCGATTGAAAAAATCGTGAAACTTACACCAACAAAATATGACGATATTCTTTTCGATATGATTCTTAAACCAATCAAAGAGAAATTCGCACCGAAAAAATAATTAAAAATTTATAGTTTTAAAAATAGTTATAATTAGGTTATAACTCTAATCCAATAGGAGTACACATGGCAGAGAATAAATTCCCTACGGAAGTAGTGGATTTGCCCTCAAAGGGATATTATTATTCCGAGGACAACCCATTATCTTCAGGGCAAATTGAAATAAAATACATGACTGCCAAAGAAGAAGATATTTTAACTTCACAAAATCTTATTCAAAAAGGTATTGTGTTAGATAAATTATTGGAATCTTTGGTCGTTGATAAGAAAATAGACCTTAACAGTATGTTGATAGGTGATAAGAATGCATTGTTTATCGCATCAAGAGTTCTTGCATATGGTAAAGAATACTCTTTTGATTATGTTGATAATCAAGGTCAAACTAAAGAACATACACAGGATTTAACTACATTAAAAGATAAAAAAATAGATTTTTCTAAACATGAAAAAGGGAAGAATCTATTTAGTTTTAAACTTCCACAATCAGAAAGAACATTAGAATTTAAAATTCTAACAGATGGTGAAGAAAGAGAAGTTACTATACAATTAGAACAGATGGAAAAGGCCGGTAGTGAAGTTAGAACAGAAGTAACATCTAGATTTAAAAAGATGATAGTTTCAGTAGATGGTAACTCTGAACGAGCATTTGTTAATAATTTTGTAGATAATGAATTTTTCACACAAGACTCACAAGCATTTAGAGCACACTATCTTAGTATTACTCCAGATATTGTCTTAGATATTGTTATAGATGATGGTGGAGAGGGGGTAGAAATCACCGTCCCTATGACGGTTCGATTTTTTTGGCCTTCCGTTAAAGTATAAACTAGAAATACACAAACAAATATTCGATTTAATGTATTATGGAAAGGGTAGTTTTACCTTTCATGACTTATACTCAATGCCAGTCTATTTACGTAGATGGTATCTTCAAAAACTTTCTTCAACATACGAAGAAGAATCCAAACAATTAGAAAAACAACAACGGGCTGTAAAAGTGCCTAAGTTCAAAAAATAAAGATTGGTGATATTTATTACTGAGTAAGGTTACTATTTTATTATCTAGGAGATTAAAAATAAATGGCTAAAATCAAAAAAATATCTGAAGATAGAATAAATGAATTCTTGGGTTCTTTATTTAGTGCTATTGCAAAGAAAAAGGGAACAAAGGCAAGAAAGAAATTAGAAAAAGACCCAGAGATAAAGGCAGCCCTTAAAAAAGCAGAAGATTCACTCGATTTATTAAAAGGCGTTGTTATATCACGGCTGTCTGATAAAGAGGCGGAAGCACTAGCTAAAAAAATTAAAAAATTTCATCTTAGTTAATATATAATTTCTTAACTAATATACTCAAACTCAATTCAAAAACCTTTAATGATTAATTTATCAAGGTAATATAACAAATGGCACAAGACCAAAAAGACCTAAAAGCACAGATAGCTTTACAAGAACAGCAAAATAAGAAAGTAAAAGAAACTACAAGTCTTCTTAATCAACAAAATTCAAGTTTGAAGGCTGCTACAACTAATTGGGAGAAAAGTGGTAAAGCTGCAAAAGGTTATAAACAATTACAAGAAGATATCCAAAAAAAGATAGCTAAAAATAATAAACTTCAGATTTCTCAAGAAAAGGAACAACGAAGAATTTCTCAAGGGGTTTTAATTGATTTGACAACTAGAATAAAAGAAAGTAAGAAATTAACTAAAGAGTATGGTAAAACTGGGGCGGCAGTTGGTGACACTTGGGATCCAAAGGTTATAGAACAATTCAACAATATAACATCAGATTATAGTGATAGATTACTGAATGATCAATTAGACCTTAATGAAGTGCGAGCTCAAGGTTTAGTTACAGCACTTGATATGTATGATGATGTTCTTGCAAATGCTGCAACTGTAGGAGAAGAAGAATTTAAAGTTATAGATGTTAATAAGAAGATTGCTTCACTTAAACGGGAAATGGCTAAAGAAGACGATGCTCGACAAGCGGCCAGGATAGGACAAGAGATTGCAATTTTGGAGTCAGCACAAGCACAAAATTTAGCAATGAAGGCCCAACATGATATTATAAAAACAACAGAAGCCAAATTTGATAGTATACAAGAAGGCCTAGTAGGAATGTTAGGTAAAATACCTATATTTGGGGATATGATTGCTAAAAATATGGGCCCAAAACTAGAAAAACTTACTGAGGGTATGAAGAAAAATTTTATGGACGGGTTTAAGTCTGGTGGTAAAGAAGGTGAAGGAATGGCAGGTAAGGTAGGTGCAAAACTTAAGGCGTTAGGCCCAATAGGTATGACAGCAATTGGAGTAGTTATTGCAGCAATTGCTAAAATGGCCATTTCCATGGCCAAGTTTGCAAATGAAACTGGATTAAGTTATAAACAAACATTAAAACTTGGGCCAGCACTTGCAGTAAATGCCGAAGGTGTTAAGGCAATAGCAGAAGAATTTGGTAATATAAATGGTATAACGACCATGATGGCCGTTGATATGAAGATACTGAATAAACAATATGGAATTTCAGCTACAGCTTCTGCAAAAATATTAAAATTACAAACTGCCACAAGTGGTATGACTAACAGACAATTGTTGGCACAACAAAAACAAGTTGCTCAAATGGCAAGACTTGAAGGTGTATCACCCGCGGCAGTATTTGAATCAATGGCAGCAAATTCTGAAGATTTTGCT